ATCTTCTCTATAATCGCTCCGCCTCTAGCACCGTAACCGGTAGCTAAGATAGAGACGGCGATTACCCAAGAGACCTCTTTATCGAAAGCGAAGCTAACGAGAATATAGCCGAATAAGGCCACGATCGATAGTAGTTGTATAGCGGAGACGTTATTCTCCGGCTTCTTACTTCTTAGAGCGACGATAAATCCGATAATAAAACCGAAAGATAGACCGACGACTAAGCCGATAAAGAAGTTAGTACCTGTAATGTTGTCGACTAGCATACCTCTATGTTATCACTTTTATTAACTAAATCTTAGAGCTGAGTTACTAAATGCCCCATAAAGAAGCTACCTCTAGCGTCTGCAATAACAGAACCGGTAGAGCTAAATCTGAACCAACCCTGTACGTAGTCTCCGGCTTCTAAGACTAGATAACCGTTTATCTCCGCCTGACCGCCGACTTTCATCATTATGGTATCTACCGAAGCGTCATTAACTCCGTTTATCGCAAATGTGGCCACTGGAGCTGATAACCCTGAATAGATACTAGCCGAGAAGAAGTAAACTCCGTCGACTGGTGCTGTGAATCTACCATTTGCCGGATTATAGCTACTACTCGGATCGTGATCTTCTACTTCGTATATATGAGCTTTATATACACCAGAAGTAAATGAGCCGGTTACTGAGTGTGCCTTAAAATAATACGGATTGTTTATTTTAGCCGGAGTAACCGTAGCAGTCGGAGCACCGAAAGGAGACATACCGCTACTATAAAAAGGAGTTGTTATAGCTTCATTTTCTAAAGTAGAATCGTCTAAAGCGAATAAAGTAAGTACCGTCGTAGCTACTGCGGATATTGCGTAGTATTTAGTACCACCTGTAGATTGAGTAAGTTTAATTAGCATACCGGCGGAATACTTAGTAGTAGCGTCGGACGGTACGGTAATAGTAGTAGCCGAAGCGTAAGTCCAAGTCTCTCCGGCGGCAGTCCAGCCGTATTCGGGTATTCCGAGAGCGTTAGCGATTGTAACCTTTTTAGCTATATTAGCGGAAGTGTCTAAAACTATAAGATAGTCGTCGCTCGCTAGCTGTGTTAGTTCGGTTAGTGATGATATTCTACCCATTTTATAATTCTCCTTATTTATTAGTATACATTAACTTGGCGTATCCGGTACGTTCGTAGTTTCGAGCGTATCTAGATTCCTCTTAATATCTTCGACTCGTTTATTAACTCTAGGTAAATTATACGTAAGAGTTAACGGCATTATATCCGGACCATAGTCTTTAGAGACCGACTGTACTACTACAGCGTCTACGAGAGAGCCGAAGCCTATAAATCCGTAGACCTCTCCGACTTTTACGTCTTCTAGGTAGAACGTACCGTCCGGCGTAATAGTAACGTCTCCGGCGTAGAGCGGATCTTTAAAGTTGCCGATCTCGGCGTTCGCTAGAATCGAAGCCGTATCGGTATCGGTTACTCGGTTATCCGATAGTCTTTTTAGACCTTTACGAGTAGTCGATCCGACGTTAGTAAAGTCTGTCTCTCTAACATATAGAGCCGGATCTCCGCCTCCGACGAAAGGTACGTCGTTTACTACTTGCTCGATAGTTTTAACGATCTTACCGTCTACTACGGTCTGTCCTTTACGAAGCCAACGATCCGGAGTAGAGGATTTTTCTCTAAGGTAGATCGTATCCGTACCGAAGTCGTAATAGAAGTACCAGTTAGACGGACAGAGTTCTAAGACTTTTTCGATCGCCTCTTTTATAGTCTGAGCCCTAAACGTATAGGATACGGTCGTAGAAGTATCGATAATAGATTCTGCGTCGTAGTTTATCGGATAACCCTTACCTTGAGCGAAGTCGACGATCTCCCTAAGAATATCGCTCGGATCGTAGCTATTAAACGGTACGGTAGTATCTTCTCCGGCTTCGAATAACTGGAACGCTATATCTCCCGAGGCTTGTAGTCCGGTATCGTTAGTATAGTAGTAAGCCGATCCTCCGGCGTAAGCGGAAGACTTATAGAAGTTAAGCGGATAAGTAGCGTTACCGCCGGTCTTAGCGTAGTTCGTCGTAAACTGGTAATAATACGAGGCGACCGGAAGCGTTACAGGAGCTTCGAACGCTACGTCTAGATACTCTACGGGTGTATTCCGGTTAACCGTACCGCTACCTCGTCCTAGGAGCGTACCAGGAGAAGCCGGAGTACCGCTATAGACTAGAACGTCGAACTCTATATCCATATACCAACCGGCGAACGGATAAAGCCTTACTTTAGAAAACGTCTTTTCGGCGGCAATACTAAAGGTCTGGTATAGAGCCGTATAATCCGTAGGACCACCGCCGTTTATACCGTAGAAGTCGCTCGTAGTAGTACCGTTATTTACGTAAACCGTATCGACGGTAGTAAGAGGCTCGTTAACTAGATCTTGAGAATAGGAACGGATCTCCGAAGTAATACCGCCTCCGTCTAGAGGTAGCTCCCAACGAGGGATATAGCCTCGGAAGATCGTACGTCCGAGAGGGTGGCCGTCTTCTACTAGGAACATCGAGCCGTCTTCGTTAAGGATCGGAGTATCGTCTTCGTTTAATAAAGGCTCGAACTGTCCGTATACCGAGTCTACGTCGACGTTTAAGTTAGTATCGAGATTAGTACCGTCTCCGAGAGAAGCGATCGAGCTAGTAGGTATTAAGAACGGAGAATCGCTCTCGTCGGTTAGTACGCTATCGTCTTCGTTTAATAGAGTATCTACCGAAGATTCGTAAGTTAGATCGTTACGAGCGAAGCTTAAAGGCATAGATCCGATAAGATTATTTATATCTTGCTTATAAGTAGGAATTACCGCCGGATCTTTCCAGTTACCTAAATAATCGCCGGAAGACGATCGAACTTTAAATCTAAATCTTTTCTGCGGAGCTTTTCGGTTAGGTGGATCGATAAATATACCGCCGTAAGAGCTAGCTCCGCCGTCGATCTCTATATCCCACGTATAGGTTAAGCGGACTCGAATAGTATCGAGCTTATAAGTCTGCGTACCGCCTCCGGTAGATTCCATACCTCCGTCGAGTTCTACCTCGATACCGTCGATTACGGCGTTATCCGGAATATTGTAGAGACCGGTAAAGCCGGATACGATTAAATAATAAGATTCTACTCCCTCGTAAGTAGGAGAATCGTACGTACCGGTAGCGATCGCTATACCGAACTTCTCTCCGTTAACTTGCGAACCGGCTATAGAAGCTTCTCCCCATAGATCGGCTACTCCGCCTTGAATAGCGAACGGAGAAGTATCCGTACCGGTAGCTTCGTTATTAGAAGTCTGAATAACGTCGTTAAAGACCAGATGAGCGTTAGATAAGTAAGCCGTCTCCGATCCGGCGTTAAAGAAGCTAAAAGTAGAATTAAAGCCGGATACAGTAAAGAGATCTTCGGTCTCTACCCACGCCGTAGTACCGACGCTATCGTCTTGAGCTACTCTCGTAGGTCGTAGCCAATCGGTAGTAAACTCCATACTAGACCTCTCCGATTACTATATCTCCCGACGCTATAGGTAGATCGTCGGTAGCGTTTAATTCGATAGGCAGATCGAACGCACCGAAGTAAAGTAGATTACCTCCGCTAGAAGCGTCTCTAATACCCCAATGAGTAACCGTAACCGCCGGCATACTAGAGAACGTCTCGGCGGTATCGGAAGTCTTAGATCCTCCGCTAGCGTTAGCGAAGCTTAGTTGTTGTCTAGCGTAAGATCCTCCGGAGACTTCTTTAGAAGTATCGTCGTCGACCGTTACGTTACCGGCGTAAAGAGCTAGGTATACGTTAGAGATACTCGGGAACGTCGCTTCTCCGAGTACAGCTTTAACTACTTCTTGTTTTAGATAAGTTGATTTTACAGCTATCATAATTCTATAACCACCTTTTATAGTAAGTCGCTAATATATCTACGTCGATAGTAGTGGCGTCGAAGCTAAACTCGAACGTACCACCGGTAGGAGACCATATCGGGAAGATTCCGTCTCCCTCTATTATCTCACTATTTTTATAAATAATCTCGTTAAAACTATCTATCGTAATAATATCTCCGGCTACTAGAATATCGGTTACGTCCATATACGTATTCTCGGAAGCGTTACCTATCGATAGAGTTACGTTAGAGTCGTCCGGATTAACCGAGTTAATAGTAATAATTATTAGAGGTTGAGCGAAGTAAGAACCGCCTCCGACGACCGGTATATTAGTAGCGGAAGTAATACCGCTCTCGTCTACTAGAGTAGTTTCGGTCTCGTCTTTACCGAACGGATTAGGAGCGACTAGGTTAAGGCTATAGACGGATCTCGATACGTCGGTATTACGCTTAGTGATCCCGATATTCTTTACGTTAACCGTCCAGACTCGAGTAGTACCTCTATAATCTCCCTTTAAAGTAAGACCTCTACGTATAGCGAACGCTTTAAGCTGATCTTCCGCTCCGTCGTATAGCTCCGAGGTAGGAGCTTGGATATAGCCGGTAAAGTTAATAGGCTTCGATCCGAATCGTTCGAATACGGCTTTAGCTCCGTCTTTACGAGCTAACTCGATTAAGTCTATATCTTTAGGAGGAGCGGAGAATATATCCGTATCGACGACGCTAAAATAGCCGTCCTGTAGATCTAGTCCGTCTATAGTAAATCCTCGTTTAGCCATTAGTCGGTACTCCTTGCTGTGCTAGTTCGCTCATTCTATTAAATCTATCCCAGAACGCATTAGAAGCCTCCGCCGTCTCGTTACGGATCTCTCCGTAGTTATTAAACGTCATTCCGCTACCGCCTCCGGCTGAACCGTCCGCTAGGCTTCTAAGGATATTCTTAGACTCTCGGTTAGAGAATACGTCCGATCCTCTAGGTAGAGAGACGATCTCTCCACCTCGACCGTTAATATCTCCTACAACCGCCGGACCACCGCCGAAGTTACGAGCACCCTTATAGAGAGTCGGCATAGACCAACCCTTACCGCCGATACCAGGAACCCAATCCGGAGCTTTAAAGGATAGCTTACCTACGGTACTATTCCAGAGATTCTTTATACCGTCGAACGCCGTAGTAAACGGCTTAGAGATGATACTACCGACGGTACTTAATCCTCCGCTAATAGAAGAACCGAAGCCGGAGAAGAAGCTCTTAACGCTATTCCAAACGTTCATTACCGTATTCTTAGCCGAAGTAAATACCGAGACGATCGTATTCTTAATACCGCCGAAGACGTTACGGATAACTCCCCATACGGCGGAAGCTCCGGCTTTAATGCCCTCCCATACCTTAGAGGCTATACCGCCGATTACTCCGAAGACCATAGCTAAGAAGTCTTTTATCGTCGTAAAGATAAAGACTATGTACTTCCAGTAGAGTAAGATCGGTATCTTTATTACGTTAAAGACGGCTACTACTACTCCGGCGATAAAGTTAAAGACGGTTACGACGGTATTACTAATAGCGGTAAATACGGCTATAGCGACCGTTTTAATGGTCTCCCAGTGAATCATTACTAATTTAGCGAATAAGAGGATCGGTAGAAGCATTATCGCTATAGAGACGATTACGATCGTTTTAATTACGTTAAATACGGTAGTTATTACTTCCTTAATTACGTTAAAGGTAGCGATCGCCGTATTCTTTATCGTATCCCAATGCGTAACGACGAGAGCGACTAACGCTCCGATAGGACCAAGCATTATAGTTATTAGAAGCTTCCAGTTACGTTTAATAAAGTCGAGAGCCGTACTAAACGCTCCGGAGATCTTATCGAACGCCTTAGTAACTCCGCTCTGGATACCCTCCCATAGACCTTTAAAGAAAGTCTTAATCTTATCCCAATTCTTTATAATTAAGAACGCTAGACCGGCTATAAGGAGGATTACGGCGATAACCGCTAGGACGACCGGATTCGCTCCGAGGAACGCAAAGGCCATACTTAGACCTCGGATTACGGTAATAAGGTTTCCTATTATCATTAAGAGTGGTCCAATAGCCGCAACTATACCGCCTACGATTAAAATAGCTTTCATCTGTCCGTCGGATAGGCTAGTAAACCAGTCTAGAACCTTAGAGCCTACGTCTAAGAGCTTTATAAATGCCGGAGCTAGTTTCTCTCCGAAGTCGGCGGATAACTGTTTAACTCGCTCTCCTGTCATTCTAGTTTGGTTAGCTATACCGTCGGAGGTACGCATAAAGTCGCCTTGAGCGTTCGTCGTAGAATCCATTACGAAGCCGTAACGAAGCTGTACCTTTTCGGCTTGCGACATTTCGGCGATAGTTTTAGTAATACCCTCTTTACGAGCGTACTCCTCTAGGTTAGTCTGAGTCATTACGATACCGAGACGTTTAAGCGATTCCGTCTCTCCGGTATATATAGCCGTAAGAGCGGTCTGCGACTGCTCGATCCCGATATTCTTAAAGGACGATAGATCCGCTCCGAGTTGTACTAGGTTACGAGACATCTTAGAAGCTTCGTCGGTAGTCTGCCCCATTCCAGTACCCATATCGCCGAATAAAGCGGCAGCGTCTAGAGCCGACTGTTGGGCTAATCCCATAGAGGTAATAGATCCCTCCGACCACTTCTTAACCTCGTCGGCGTTTTGTCCGAACGATACGTCTACCTTATTTATAGTTTCGTCGAGATCGGAGAACGCCTTAATAGCGAGTCCGGCACCGGCTAAAATAGGTAAAGTTAAGCGAGTAGACATCTTAGAGCCTACGTCTTTCATCTTACCGGCTACTTTATCGAGCTTCGCTCCCATACCCTCGAACCGTTTTTCGGTCTTAGATACTTGGCTATTAACTTCTTCGAACGCTTTATTCGCTTTGTTATGAGCCTCGATTAGTATTTTTAGTTTAGCTTCGTCTGTCATACTCTAATGATACCACTTTCTAAGACTTAGACGAGCTAGCTTTTTCGTAGTCGGCTTCCGTCTCGTATTTTATCTTTAATAGAGTAACGAACCAATTAGGTTGCGACGCATACTGTTGGTACGTCCAGCCCATTAACGAACAGATTAGGACTATTTGGAATCGTCCGTCGCTGATTCTACCTTGTCCTCGGTCGAGGATTTTGTAGTACTCGTCTCTGAGCTGTTCTCTTTTTTTTCGGGAATATCTCCGTTTACTACCTTATCTAACTGCTGTAGAACGTGGTCGTAGTCGGGTTTACGCATATTAAGAACGGTATTAACGAGATCGTTATTCTTACCGTCTACGGAGACTACGATAGCCTCTATAGAAGCGTTCTCTTGATCGGCTAACATAGAAGCACTTAATTTAGGAGCTAGCTTCTTACCGTCGCCGGTAGTACCTACTCCCTTAAACATTGCTCCGTCGATCTTCTGCGATTCTCGTCCGGTAATCCACGATCGTAGAATTACTACGTGCTTTTTTACCGGTGTTATAGTTTCGAACGTCTCTCGATCTTCCATTTATCTGGTCTCCTAATTATTTAAATTACTATCTCTATTCTAGTAGCTAGCCTCGGTGTTAGTCAAGCGAGCGGTTATTAACGCTCCGTCGGTTAGGTTATAGAGAGCTTCGAAGCTAAGAGTCTGTCGTAGAGGATCGTTAGAATCCCAACCTCGTTCGAACTCCTCGAATACTACTTCGTTAAGATCGAAGTAAAGTTGCGGATTATGGCTCGTACCTAGATCGGTATCGGGATCTGTCATATCGATTCTAATAGCTCGGTGCGTATTACCGAATACGTACGCTCGTTGCGTTTCGTCTTCGAAGTAAAGCTCGATCGAACCGGTTACGGCGATCTGCTTATTTATAATATCTTCCGGCTCGTTAGATCCTAGTACGAACTGGCTCTCGGCGTTCTTATTAACTTCCATATTAAAGCTAGTTACGTTAATACCGCTAGCTCCGGCTAGTCCGGACTGAGCAGACGCCATTTTAAATGTAATCTGACTAGGTATAAACTCTACTTCGTCGGTAAAGCTAGGAGCGTGAGTAGCGGATTCGCTTTTCTTAGTCATTACGCTAATAGTTCTCTTAACGTAGTCGTCTACGGCTACTTCTAGAGACCAAGTATTTATCATCGCAAAAGGGAAGCTAACTTCTTGGATAGCGTCTTCGTAAGCGATAGTTAAAGATTTATGATCGTTCGAGTTAAGTAGAGCGTAAGTATGATCGTATACGCCGGTAACTGCTCTCTGTACGGAAGTAGGCGATTGACCGAATAGAGCGACGAGTTCAGCTCCTACGCTATCTAAGAAGATCTTACCGGAGAAGTCTCCCTCTCCCCATAGTTTAGTAATACTTGCGGCGTTAAACTCTGCGATATGCCCCATAGCGGAGTCGTTCTTTACGTATTCGACTTTATCGTCGAGGCTGTAGCCTTGTACTGGAACCCAATAACCGGCGGCAACTTTAGTACCTTGCGTCGATTCGATTCCTATACCGATAGCTCCGGTACGTCCTATAATTTTTGCCATAACTACTTTTCCTCCTTAGATTCTTTAAGATGTTCTTTTAGAGCTATCTCCGCTTCTTTGCGATTTTTAGCCTTAACTACAAAATTATCTCGAGTAAAGTTAAATACTTTTAGACTAGACTCTTTAACAGAGGTAGGCTTCTCGGTATTAGTTTCGGATTGTTTTTTAGATTCTGGCATTTAATTTACTCCTTGCTTTAATGATACTATATTTCGCCGATTTAATATAGATTCGGCTTCTGTTGCGTACTTTCTACGTTAAACCTAACGATCCCCTCTACGGAGAAGATATTAGTACCTCGTTTTTCTACTCCGATACCGTAGTCGACTTGTAAGCCGTTATCGTTAATCGAGATATATAAGTTAGTATCTAGCTTCTGACTCTTACGGAGAGCGTAGATAATAGTCTTAGGCTTAACGCTATAGTCGGCGTTCATCTCTTGGAATAACCGGTAGAGAGCGGTCGATCCTCTAACGAGGTCGTAGGACTGATCGAGATCTTTAGTCCAGTCGTAGATAACCGACATTACGAACGAGTGAGTCTGTCGATCTTGCATTGTGCCGTCGGACTGTACGATCGTACCGTCTCGAGCTATAGCGACTACCGGAAGATCGCTCTTATTCGGAGCGAGGGTATCTCCGTAGATATAATGTCCGACTAGCTCCGGCGGTCCATCGGCTTCTAGCTTCTCTATTAAAGCGGTTATAATCGGATCTTTATATTCGGCTAAACTCATAATTCTATTCTACCATTCCTTTTACGTCTTTGATATTCTCGACTTCTTTTTCTCTGACACTCTCGGCAGGATCGTCCGCCGTTTTTTCTAATAATAGTATTCTCCTCGGTATAGTTATGGCTCTGAGGACAGGAACGTCTAGATTTAAACTGCTCTCCTCTCGCTTTGCCAGCTTCACCTCTACGAGTATTCTCTCCGCTAGTAACGACTTCTAGATGATTAGGATTAACGCAGATCTTATTTTTACAGAGGTGGTCGATAACTAGACCGTCGGGTATATCTCCTTTAAATAGTATATATGAGTATCTGTGAGCTAGATAAAAGTCTCCGCCTATATAGAATCTGCCGTAACCACTACTACCTTTAGAGTCTAACCAATCCCAACAGTTTTTAAAGTTAATTTTTGAGTAGAACTTTCGAGTATTTTCCATACCTAGAGTATATACTTTTGGAACTTAAACGTAAACTATTTACCTCTCATAGCGTCTAATACGTGTTGCTGAAAAGTCTTTTGTATAAAGATCTTACGATCTCGGTCTAATTTCATCATTACTCGACGAGGTAGCTTCTTACGAGGCTTATTCGACTGGTGGTATTTAAAGTACGGAGTCGGGTTAAAGATCTCTAGATAGTCCGGACCAAGCTTCTGTTTAAAGTTTCGACGCATAGAAGTAGTCTTCTCTAGTATCGGGTGCGGTTTCGTATCCTTACGAGGCTTCCAACGCTCTCCGAATAGTGCTCCTCTAGAGCTAAAGTTAGTATCGATAGCTCCTCGAACTTCCGCTCCGATCCGGAATAGCGGACGCTTAAAGTCTCCTATATCGTTCGGGATCTTTAGAAGTCGTCTAGAGAGCTGTTGTTCTCCCTCTAGTTTAACGGATAATTCGATCATTTTACCCTCTCATAAAGCTATCGGTAGAATTAACGCTTTCGTTATAGTCCGATAAGTTAGAGTTACGAGGGAATAGATTACCGTCGCTTTTAGTAGAAGTACTTACCCGATTAGTAGATCCGGCAGATCCGGCGACTTCTTCGATAAAGTCCATTAAGATCTTCTTAGCGGAAGATAGCTTTTTATAGCCGTCTTTAGAGGTTTCGTCGGTATCGGCGTTTAATCCTTGATCTCGGATAAGAATAAGACCGGCGGTATAGAGTCGAGTAAAGGTCTTTAATTCTTCCGGAACTTCCGTAGTAAGCCATATCGTATAGTCTAGAATCCCTTTAAGCTTACGTTGAGCCCACGCTATAGCCTCTTTACGTCGTTTATCGACTAGAACGTCGCTAATAGCGGAATGAGCGTACGTAGCGAGCATTACGGAGCTAGAAGCCGGAGCGGAGTCTAAAGTAATACCTCCGGTTATCGGATCTACGGCAGATACTACTACGGCTATATCATCATCATAAACTAGAACGTCTCCGGAAGCCGTACCTACGGCTAGAGCGTCGTCGTAGTTTCTATCGACGATATAAGTCCTTTTAGCGTAAAAAATAGCGTTAGAACCGTCGACTTCGCCGGTTAGAGCCTCGAGCTTAGAGACCGCCTGTTGTCCTGCGTCTTCTCTAATATCTTGGTAACTTGCGTAATCTTTGTCGGTTGCTAACGCCATTATATTTTACCCCTTTAAGGTTAAGAGGTAGCTTTAACTATCGCTTCGGCTACTTCTCTTTTAGTCTCGAGAGCTTCCGGATTCTCGACTTTAGCTTCTTTAGCTAGAGCGTTAATCTGATCTCGAGAGTTATCTTTTACTAATTTATCTACAGTAACGACCGGAGCTTCTTCCGTCGTAGGACTAGCTTCTTCGCTAGATCCGTCTTCCGGAGCTTCGTCGCTAGACGCTTCTTCTTCGTCGCTAGAAGAATCTTCGTTATCTTGATCTTCTGAGCTATCGTCTTCTTCGGAGCTGTCGGAGTCGCTAACTGGTGCGTCTTCTTCGCTATCGTTAGTCTCGACGCTCGAGTCCTCGTCTCCTGTAGACTCTGTCGCCTCGCTAATTGAGAATCGCTTATCATCTTCGAAAATCTCCCTCTCCTCTTTAGTCAGTTCGAGAACTTGAGGTACTTTAACTTCGAACTGTACGCCGTTGCGGTACATCGTTTTCTTAGCTCCGCTAGCCGGTATGCTTAGTAATTCTACTTCGTATTCTATTGTCTTCGCCATAATTTTGGTCTTCCTTATATATTAAATTATTTAGGTTTGAGTAGTAGTAGGAGACCGAAGCCTCCTACTTAGCCACTATTACGGCTAGGCTACTATAGCACCGAAGGCTTTTTGGTAAAGACCGTATCCGGCGTTACCTCTCCAGTACGTACCGTAGTAGTTCTTCTTACGCATAAAGTTAGGCTCTGAACCCTCCTCTAACGCTTCGAACGGAATAAATTCACGTTCTTGGACTACGAACGGCTTAATAACTCCACTTGTGTTTAGCAAGTACCAGTTATTAGCGTCTGTTAGCCAATCGACTACTAGAATCTGAGCTGTACCCTTATAGGTATTAGTAGCTCCGGAACTAGTACGCTCCGCATTTAGAAGTTGCTCTGCGACGTTTTCCAATTCAGGAGGTACGACTAATAGCAAGTCCATATTACGGTTAATGGTAGGACGACCGAAGTCATCTTTCATACGACGTAGAGCCGTACGAGCGACGTTAAACTGAACGCCGTCTGCCGCTAAAGCGGTAGTACCTTTATTAGACTGAGTACTTCCAGTTTCGCCGATAGGGTGATCCGTATCGAAGAAGTATTGACCGTCGTAACAAAGTTCGCTTCCACCGTTAGGTAGTAGCGTTTCGAAAACTAATTCGTCAGGGAATGCCTTAGCAGATTCGCCGATAGACTTAGCCTGTATACCATACTGGCCGGTCTGATCGTCTTTAATATCTGCGTGCTTAACCTCGATAGAAGCTTCGTACTCCTCGTTAGTAATAGTGTAAGTATGCTCTAGAAGCTTTTTAGGGATTCTTTCGCCGTTCATCTTACGCATACGAGGGATCGAACCGATCCAGCTATAGTTTTCGCTACGTGCTGTACTAGGTACTTTTGTGGCTACTTTTTCCCAATTCGTAGGAACAGAATTGTATCCCTCGAAGAAGTTTGTAAGTAGACCTTTTGCTAAAATTGATTCCATTTTAAATCTTTCCTTTCTTAAACCTGATTAGGCTCGGTCGCCGAGGTCTACTCGAACTTTACTTGTTGATATAAATCCTACGATTCTACCGACTACTACGTCGTTAGTTGTAGTTGCGGCTAGATCGACAGTCTGGTTATCTTCCGCCATAGCGAGGACACCTAGATCTGTTTGTGCGGCGGTGTAGGCTGTATTAAGAGTTACTACTCCGTCTCGAACTACGTTTAGAGTTAGATCTCCGGCTGAACCGGCTGAGTTATCTTTACTCTCGTCGGCTATTCCGACTACGACTGCTCCTGCGTCGTCTCCTGCGTTAACGAGGAATCCTGCGGCGTTTACGGCCACTAGAGCACCCTCGAAAATCTGCTCTGCTCCCATTAGGAAGCCGAGTACCTTACCGTCTTGACGATCGGTAGAGGCTTTTCGTTCTGTAATATCTGCCATTACTTTGTACCTTTCTTAGTGTATTTCTTACTTAAATTTGCTAATGCTTCTCGGAATACCGGATCTTTCTCCGCCATTTCGTCCATTTTAGCGACGTCAGCTCCAACAGCTTTAAATCCTGCTAGTTCTGCTTCGGATAGAGTTTCGGACGGCTTCTTATCGGTATCTGAGGTATCGTCTCCGCCGTTCGCAGGATCGTCCTCTTTAGGGTTTGGATCTTCTTTATTAGATCCGTTTTCGTCTGTACTAAATTGTTTACTACCGGCTTCTAGAATCTCTAGAACTACGGCGGATAGATCGATCTTAGTACCGCTAGTAGTAGAGAGCTGTACTCCCTGTCCTAGTTTAGCTAGTCCGAGGATCTTATCTTTTTGAGCTGGTATAACTTTACCGGCGGATAATAGAGCTTCGTAGGCTTGGCTAATCTTTAGCTCGGCGTTCTCTAGTTTTACCTTAGAGAGTTCGTCTTTTTCGTCTTCCTTAGGATCTTCGACTACTGGATCGGCAGGATCTTCTTTAGGATCTTCTACTGGATCTTCCGTAGCTTCTACTGCGTCGGCGATCTGAGTAGTAACGTCTTCCGCTACGTCCGTAGGTACTTCTACGTCTTCTCCGGCTTTAACTACGACTTCTTTATCTTCGTCTCCGTCTTTATAGGTTACGGTTACGTCGAAGTCTTTATCGTTCTTAATTGTTGATAGATCCATTTTAGATAGCTCCTTTACTTTCGTTCTTGAGAGCATTATAGCACCCTCGGCGAGATGTGATAAGCCCACCGGTTTGAACGAGTTATTTAATTTACTTAATGCGTTACCGACTTTTTCAAATGCGTTCATTCCGATTAGATAAGGAGTATTAACTAAAGCTACGTGTAATAGAGTCGCTCCGTAATGCTTACCGTTATCTTGTCGGATTAGATCCCATACGAAGCTAATCGATACGTCGAATATAAGTCCGGCGTCAAGCTTGGCTACGGTATCTTCGTCTAGAATCTCCATATCGGCGTAAAGACCGTCTCCGGCTACGCTCTCTAGGCTCTTAACGAGTCCGGTATTAACCTTTACGTCGTCGGTATGATTAAGCGGTACGGTAATAGGAGATCCGAGAGAATCTTCGTTAAAGTTCTTAATTATAGTCTCTGCCCACGCTTCGTCTAGAGACATTGTAGGATCGTCGGAGAACCAAGGGAAGTCAGGGTTAACCCATTCTCCGAACTTAACTATTTGCTTACGATACATTGAACCTTTAAAGGTCGCTTTCTGAGTATCCTCTTTAGCGAATTGTAAGATGTTTCCGTATTTAGTCTTGTTCTTCATGATTTAATGATACCATAAAACGCTAAAGTAAAGCGTCCTCTCTTATTATTTTTAAACTAGGCTCGGTTACTCCTCCAGGAGCGTCCGGTAAGCCGGTTATAGTCGGCTGATCTAGTTCGTCTTTTAATATAGCTACCCAAATACAACGGCAGTGATGATGTATAGGCGGATCGAATAACGTATTCTTATACTCTTTTTCGTCGATAACTTTACCGTCGAGGTCTTCGCAGATCGGACAAGTTCTTAGATCTAGGATCGCCGAATACTGGTAACTCGCTATATCGGAATCGTGTTCGTCGAACGTATCTTTACGTCCTCGGTTAATCCCGATCGCTACGATAGCCGAAGCGGTAATACCTACTACGTCCTTATAGTAACCGGAGATTATCTCGGTAACGCTAGCGATAACCGCTCCGATAGATAGATCGGTAGAGAGTTGGTCTTTACGTCGAGCCTCGGATACCTTAGCGGAGATCTTAAAGGTTAAATCGGCGAACTGTTTATCGGCTATAGATACGGCGTTATCTCTAAAGAAGTTCTTAGAGTTCTTCGGAGTCGACGGAGCTTTTTTATCGATCTCGTCGGAAGCTCCGTTCTTACCGTAGACGTAAGCCTCTAGTCCGGACTCTTTAATAGCTCGGATATACTGATTCTTTAAGTTCTCGTCGAATAGTTTTTTCTCGGTAATATCTTTATACTTACCGGCTTCTAGTAATTCGTTAAGTTTTAGAATCGCTTTATTAGACATTTCGTCGTAGATCGGACGGACGGTACGCTCGTACTCGGCTTCTAAGCTATCTAGCTTCTTCTCTATACCGGTAAAGTTAACCTTTTCTTCCGCCGGAGTTAGATCTCGACGCCAACCGCCGGACGCTAGATCGGTCGAGCTATCTTTTTTTTTAGCGTTCTCCACGACCGGAGGATCTACGTCTTTAGATTTATCGTCGTCCTTAGAGTCGGTCTCTTTACCTTTATTAGCTTTTTCGAGTAGATCTACGTCTATATCGAGCTTATCGGCTACTTTTTGTACTACGCCGTCGATAACTTCTTGAGGTAGTCGGTCTTTTTCGGTTAGCTTAACGAAGACTTGTTTTAATAGATCGATAGTAGAATCGGTTATATCTTCGAACTTAAACGTACCGTACTTAGGAGTCTCGTAGTTAAAGCGGTATAGATCGCTTATAAGATAGCTAGTAATATGCGACTCTAGATTCTTTCGGATACTCATTAGAGCTTGAATAAAGAAGTCGGATTGATCTTGAGAGAGAGCGTAACTACCGCTCTTAGAGCCAGTACCTAATAGAATAAACATCGCTAGGACGGATCGAGCCATTTCGGCGTTATAGTGGTCGATTAACGGCATTAGATCGAGAGCGTTCTCGGACTTTAGCGTATCTAACGCATAACCGGCAGGAAGACCGGCGGTAGCTTTAAAGCCTAGTTCGTCGATTGCGGCGACCGTAGCGTCTAGCTCGTCCTGATTTATCTTAGCTCCGTCTTTAACGGTAACTACCTTAGTCTTTAGAGCGTCGGATTGTGCTTGCTGTTCGGCAAAGTAATAAAGTCGTCGCTTCTTATCGTAGGCTACGTATGCGGCAGTAAAAGCGGAGCGACCTTTAAGATTATGGAACTCTTTACCGTAAGTAAATAGGAACGATCGATCGACCGGTATATTTATCTCCTCGTACTTAGATCCTATAAAAGCTCGTTGCTTAAAGCCGTTAAAGCCTCCTCGTTCGTCGGTACGCATTGTAATAGTCGTCGGATCTCTCCACGCTATTTTACGGAACGCTATCTGTCCTTTTTTAATCGTATAGACTTTTTCGAATCCGGCGTATCCCTCGACTACCGCTCGGAGCGATTGAGCCATTACTAGATCGAACGGCGTAGACATACCGCCTTTATGCGGAGGAGTACGGAGAGAGTCTTCTACCTCGTCGGATTGCTTAACGGCTTCCGGCGTATCATCTTCCGGCTCTATAGTCCAGTTAGAGCCTAGTATCGGCATTACGATCGTATTATAAAGAGCCTGTACCGTACCGTCGCTATCGAGCATTTTCTTATAATCTTTAGCTTTTACCTTAGCGGTATCGATAAACTCGTCGCCGAAAATAGACGGCATTAAGCCGTTTACCGAAGTACCGATCTCTACGTCCGTCTTAGGAGGTGTCGGCTTGGCTAGTGAGATATTTAGGCTTCCTATTTTCATATATATGTGATTCCTTACTTTTTATTGTCTCATACGTTCGTTGATTCTTGAAGATATATCTCGTCCGGTCGTAGCTTTTGTAAGCGATTCTACTTGTAGTATATCTGCTAGCGAGTAAATAAGCGAGTCCGCTCTATCGGGAGATTTACCTTTATAGCGTCGACTCCACTCGTCTTTAGATTCGATAGTTAAACCCTTAGAAGTAAACGAGTATTTTCGGGTAGATAATTGCATTACGAGCTTCTCGTCGTCCGGAGGGATCGCTAGATCTCCGGCTATAAACATTAGTCGAGCTACCCACCAGAGTTGCGAGGCTAGGTTAGCGAACTTTAAGCCGGTGCTATCCGGTAAAGCTCTACCGTTGTTATGGATCTCGACGATTCCGTCGACTTTCTTCTCCCAGAGAATATCGTAGACACCGCCTCCGAGTCCGTCTACGTCGATCCCGATAAAGACCGGTCTCGGACTAGAGTACTGTAGGACGTGTCCGGCGGTAGCCGGTATAGACGTACGATTATAGATCTCTTGCTTAGGTATATATCCTCCGTACCTTGGAGTAATAACCGTCTCGTCGCTACCGAATCGAGCCGGATCGACTCCTAGAGATAACGGACCACCTTTATTTTTAAGCTTCTCGATATGTTCTTCTTCCGTAGCTAGCTCGATATAGTTAAGCGGAATAACCGTATTAACCGAGTCGGTCGGGAAGTTACCTAATACTCTAGCTTGGAACATCGGACTATCTATACCCCAAGAATCTATCTTCTCTTTAGCCCACCGAGGACTTACTAAATACGGAGAGACGATCTCTACGTTATCGAGATTAGCCTCTTTAAGGTCGTCGAGCGTCCGGATACCGTTATTAGAGAAGTTAGGAGAGTCGAATACCGAGATATGGATCTTATTAGCGTACTCCCAGCTATGGTGCGAAGCTCTAAACGATCCGGTATCCGAAGTCGGGTTTCCGATCATTAGCATACGAGCCTGTTCGGAAGTCATCATACCCTCGATAGCTTCGAACGCTTCTTCTTTAACTCCTGCGGCTTCGTCGATAATAATAAGAATGTTACCGCTTGCGGCGTGAAAACCCTGTAGCTTATCCGGATCGCCGGACGAAGCTCCGATAGCGTACCAGTCCGGAGCGAGATCTAGACGAGTCTTTAACGGCTCTCCTCCGAGTTTACGCTTCGCTTTTTCGTGAGCCGATCGTAACTCTCTCCAGAGTAAGTTCTCTACCTGACGCATTGTAGGAGCGGTAGTAACGACGATCGATTGAGGGTGCGAGTATAAATACCATAAAGCTATATGAGAAGCGATATACGTCTTACCTACGTCGTGGCAAGCTCTAACGGTCGTATAGCGGTTATTCCGAACCGATAGAGCGATCTCCTCCTGTTTATACCAAAAAGAACCGCCTAAAATAGCGTGGTTAAAGAACGACGGAGATAGCTGTAAAGCTCTCTTTATCTTCTTAGATACGTTACTCGACGGTCTCTCCATTAGCTTTTAATACCTCGTCTGCTCCTTTAATTAGATCGGCTAGTCCGGTAAAGATGTCGTCTCCGTCCGGATTCGATAGAGCGGATACGCTAGTCGGAATACCGAGGACTACTCGTTCGCCGTCTATAGCTATCTTTAGAGTCTTAGCTAGTTTTTCTAGTTCGAACGTATTAAGCGGTACTGGTAACGGCTTGCCTCGGAACATTACTAGATTACCTTTACGATCTCGCTCGAAGTTTCGAGTAGCCATATCGACGACGGCTTCGTTAGCTAGACCTTGTAAGTTCTGCCAATGCTGTAGATGTCGTTCGTTAGCCGAACTCTTTTGATCGAGTAATTTTTCGGTAAATCTATTAAAGGCTTTATCAACGAGGTCTTGACGTAGTACAGACCACCCCTCCCGAGTACCTCTATCTTGTAGCGTTTTAAGAGCTACGCCGTACTTTTTAGCGAGGCTCTTATAGCTAGTAGTGGCGTCCATTAGATATTCTTTACGAACTTCTAACCAGTCTACTTTTGTTTTTCTACTACTATTAGACTTCGACTTTTTAGCCGGAGCTTTCTTTATCGGAGTCTTTTTAGTAGTCTTTACCATAATCTTAGTATACCTTAATAGCGATCGACCGGTAGCCAGAACTGGAAGCGGAAGTAGAAGCCGGAGTAATCGCTTCGTTTAGGAGCGTATCCGTCTCTATCTATCCGCTTTAGTTTAAAGATACCTACGTCGGCGACTTTCCAACCGTTACGGAGAGTTCTAAAGTCTTCCGATACGGATAGTACGAATTGCCATTTATTTAAAATCGGTTTCGGTTTCACGTTAGAACCTACTTTCGCATAGTAAAGCTATAAAAAAGGATCTCTAGTAACGAACCGATAAGTAATACCGATCCGGCTAGTTGATAATTACCCTTTAGAAAAGCGATACCACCGATTACTAATTTAAGCCAGTATACGACGATCGATAAGACCGC